AATATCGGACGCCGACTTTCCAGAATGCGGTCAAGCCTCCGCCCCCAGCCCCTCCTCCAACTGCTGCGCCGCTTCCGCCCGTCATCGCGCCTTCACCGGTTGCGCCCGATCTGCCGGGATCGCCGCGCAACCCCAACACGTCGATGCCTGCGCAGTCCGCACCGCGACAGACGCCTCCCTCGGCGCCTCTGCCGCCTCCGCCCGCGCAGCCCGGCTGGGGCATCGATTGGAGCCGGGGCGGCGAGGTGACGATGCCGCAGTCGGCGCAGGACTGGTCGACCATCGCGGCGCAGAACTCATCGATGGGCCTCGCGGGCCTCAAGACGCAGGCCGATGCGGCGAGAGCGCGGCTCGGTCCCGTCGCGGCCGGGAGCGCGGATTTGGTGGGCGGCGCCATCAGCCCTTCGACGCTGCTCAATGCGGTTCCGCTCGTCGGCCCCGAACTCGCAGGCGGCCTGCATGAGGGGGTGAAATCCTACATGGAGGGGAACGACTGGAAGACCATCGGCGAGGATACGCTCGGCGGCGCGGGGGCCGGTCTAGCCGGTCAAGGCGCGGCTGCGCTCGCCCCCAGGGTTCTGCCGCAGCTCACCAGACAGGGCCTGAATGCGGGTCTTGCCTACGGCGCGCATAAGCTGTTTGGCGGATGGGCTGGAGGCGACCTCTACAAGGAAGGCGCGGGCCTTCTTGGCCTCTATGGGATGACGGACAAGCTAGGCGAGCGGGCTGCGGACCTGACCAGAAACGTCGCCAACTCACCCGCGACGCAACAGGCGGTCAAGAACCTTTTCTTGGGCGCAGGATCGGCGGCCCGGCAGCAGGCCGGGCCTTACGACATGTGGGTGCCTGGGCAGTGATCATTTCATAAATGGGCCAGCCAGCGCAATTAGCGTGAGGACGAAGGCGACGCTCGCCACAATGAACAGGCTCTCTCGCAGCGTGGGGCTTCGCGCCTTAACGCGCGTCGGCTTCGGCGTCGCGGCGTCGCGGAGCCGCGCGTCGATACGCCTATTGACCATGCTGTCGAAAGCCCAGCCTGCAACAAGGGCGACGAGGAAGAAATCAAAAAAGGTGTGCATTGCTTGATCTCATGTTGGCACGGGGCTAACATATCGTGGCGCTCCCCGACAAGGGCAAGCGCAATTTGGCGAGGCCTTGGCTGGGCGAGGCCATGCTGGGCATGGCCCGGCGGGGCCAGGATAGGCGCGGCTGGCACGGCGAGGGCGGCGGCTTTCGGGCCGCCGCTTTCACGCGCCTCCATGCGCGAACACGCGCCACAGGACCGCCAACGTAGTGGCGAGGTTTGTGGCGACCATCCATTTCAGCAGTCTGAGATCGGAGCGAACGTCGGCGAGCTGGACTTCGTAGCCCGCGACCTCTTCGGCCGCCGCCGCCGCCTTTTCCGGCGAGGTGCCTCCTTCGATCAGCGCCTCGCGCAGCGCGCCTAGTTGCAGTGCCATGTTCTTTCCCTTACCAGCGGGCCAGGATGGCCCCACGGCATCATATGGGTGTGCGCGCTCGCACGACAAATAAGAAATCTATTTGTCGTGCGAGCCGAAAAAGTGCGGGATTTGAGCCGGGTAAGCCAGCGGTTTCGGTAGGGTCACGGGCGGGACTTTTCCGCTTAAGTCGTTGAAATTGCCCAATTCCCGCCTTTCGCCCTGGAATGCGGGCGTCAGCGTCAGCCGTTGATATCGTTTGGTTTTTGATGGGTAAATCCCGTCCGCAGATTGGTGCGGGATTTTCACTCCGCCCAGTTCATTCGGTGGTAGCCAAGCCTGTACCCCGCTTTGGCTGGGATCAGCAGCTTGAGGCCATCTGGATCGTGGGCCATGAGACAGCCGCAGCTGCGGCAGACCACCCACATTTCTTCCCCCGGCGTCGGGGGATCAGTGAGCCCGTCGACACGGCATTCGACACAACGAGCGCGAATGCGCTTTCGTTTGGGCATCGGTCACTCCTCGGTCAGCTTCGCCTCGCAGCCGTAGCGGTGCAGGGCCTCGACGATCTTGGCGGCGCGGCGTCTGAGGTCGCGCGCGATCACAGCGCAGATTTCCTTCGACGCCTCCGCTGAGACATCGCTGAAGTAGAGAATTTCGACGCCGCTGGTGCCTTTGCGGGCGTGGAACGTCACATCGTTGAAGGTCGCATCCTTGATCTTCTGGCGCTGCCCGTGGAGCCCATCCAGGTCGCGATAGAGGCCTTGGATTTTGGCGACATCTTTCGGGGTCAGCGTCGGCATCACAGCTCCTCCAGCAGCTCGCGGTCGCCGGTCACGATCACGATGGGGCCGACGAGGTAGTCGCGCAAGGCGAGCGGCTCGGTGAGCTGGGCGTACCAGAGCGCGGTGGCGACACGGTTGACCGGCAGGCCGTGGAGCTTGCCGTCCTCGTCGCAGAAGGCGACGCAACGTTCGCCCCGGTAGCGGGTGAAGTATGGCACGACCTCGATGTAGCCGCCGCCAATCCCAGCCTTGAGCGCCTCCAAACGCGGAACGCCCGCCAACTCTTTCGAGCTGACGGGCGCCGTCGGGTCTACCGGGACGATGGTGAGGCGGCCCTTCATGCCGCCGATGGCTTGCAGATGAGGCCGCGCGCCACCTTCTCATGGTTGAGGTCCGAAATGTACTTGTCGGCCTCCTCCAAGGTGTGGCCGAACATCGACTTGAGCTGCCCCGCGCTTCGGCCCGCATAGATCGCTTCGACTTCAGCCGAACGCCGAAGGCCGTGGGCGGTATGATCGGGAAGGCCCGCCTTGGTCGCCGCGTTGCTGAACCACTTGCCGAAGTCATCGCTGCTCATCGGCTTGCCGCTGCGGCCGACGATGAACGTCTCGACGCCGACGACGTGCGCGGCGGCGATCTCGGCGTTGATGTCCATCCACTCATGCGACATCGGGATGGAGACGCGCGCGCCGGTCTTGACCTGGGTCAGGTTCATCACGGCGCGGTCAGGCGACAGGCTCTTCGGCCCCATCAAGACAACGTCGCTGCGCCGCTGGCCGGTGCCGAACAGGAGGGCGTAGGCGAGCCGCTCGCGCGTGCCTGCCGCCCAGTAGGCGCAGAACTTGGCGCGGTCGTCCTTGCTCCACGTCAGGTGAGGTTGCGACTTCACCTTGACCTTCTCGATGCCGACGGCCGGGTTGATCTCGACGTGGCCGTGCCTTTTCGCCCACGCGAACAGGACGTTCATCACCGACACAAACCGACGCGCCTTCGCCGGGGTCTTCCTGGCGATTTCATCGTGGGCGTTCTGGATGGTGGAGGCGTCGACATCGAGGAACGCCTCGGAGCCGAACTTCTCCTCGACGTGGCGCAGGATCGAGTTGTAGCTGTTGAGCGTGGCCTGCTTGGCCGTCAGCTCGGTCCACTTCAGGCTGGCGCGGAATTCGCCGATCAGCCAGCCGATGCTGTTCTTGTCCTTGCGCTCGATCACCGGCCTTGGCGCGACGCCGCCGCCGTGGATCAGCGACTTGTAGCGGGCGCAGAACGCAGGCGTGCCGAACGTCATCCATTCGCCCCGAGCATCCTTCATCGGGGTGCGAGCGCCGTGGCCCTCGCGGTAGTACCACGTCGTGACGCCGAAGCGGTTCGTTTCGGGGTGGAGCCCCCTCGGACGGCCGAGGCCCGGCAGGAAGTGCGGGCGTTCGATTTGTTTACGCGAAGCAGACATTTTGGTCCCTTACTACCAAAGTGTTTTGAGTTTCTCTCGCCCTTGTTCCGGTGCGGGAGGTTGGCCCAATGCCAACTTCTCCAGATAATCATCGCCCAGCAGCATGACAATGGCCCCCTTGCCAACCTCGACGCGCACCGCCTTGACGCCCATTTTCTTGGCCGCTCGCAGCGCCCGCATGTAGTCCTCCTGCAAGGGGCCGTTCACCTTAGTCGCCACGGCGGCCTCCCTGGATTGGCGCGATCTGTGCGGCGCGCTTGAGCCTCAGGGCGTCGAGTTCAAGCCGGAGCGTCTCGACGGCCTCAGGCGGGATGTCGGGCGTCGGCGCCGCAGAGGAGAAGATGATGGCAGAAAGCCCCTGCAACTCTGCGCCGACTGTCGGGGTTATTGACGCCACTCGCCGACTTGGCGTCGGAGGCCTGCGCGCCATCTCTCGCGCAATGTGGCCTCCATCCGGCGCGGACGGCCAATGAGGCGTAACCGTCCGCGCCGGGGTCGACCGCAACGCCCGTGTCGCCGTAGCGTGGCAACGTTGCGGCCAAGGGTATTTCCAAACCGAGTAGCAGTGCGCCGACGCCGCGACCGGCGCGGCCGCCAGAAGGACGGCGGCGAGCATGATCGCTCTCATTTGTCGGGCTCCTCCTGCTTGACGCCGTAGCGCCGGGCGAGTTCGGTGCGGCCAGATCCGACGACGCGATGCTTCTTCGCCAGACGGTTGGTCTTGGCGATGGCGAACACGTCGTGCGCTGTTTTCTTGCGATGGCACTTGAGACAGAGCAGCTTGCCGTCGTCGGCGGTGAGCGGATCGCGGTTGTCGTCGGCGGGCCGCACGCCCTCGGCGACGATGTGGTCGATCTCGTAGTCGGCGCGTGTCGGACATTCGGCGCCGCATTGCTCGCAGCGCCCGGCCGCGCGCGCCTCGATGATACGGGTGACCGGCGCTGAGAATGGGATGCGGGTCACGCCGCCCCCCTGAGCCGCTCAGGCGCGACGCCGATCAGCGTCGATATCCAGCCGAGGATGTCGTCCTTCGAACGTTCAAATTCGACCTTGTCCATCCGGTCGAGGCCATGCATGCGCTGGCTGCGTGCCTTGTGGACGATCACGGTCGAGCCACGCACGGTGACATGGGCGAACTCATCCTCGCCGCGCGCGAAGGTGGCGACCCTCGCGGCGGCCTTGGCGTTCCCAGCGTCGATGACCACCTCGCGCCGCCAGCCGGTGGCGATCAGCGCCGCCTTGCGCAGATGCTCAGGCGACGGGAACGTCTCCATCAGCGCCTCAGGCAGATTGTTCCAGGCCTCGGCGATCCAGGCGAACTGCTGCTGGTGGCTGATCCAGCTCCGGTCGCTCACCTCCTCAAGCCAGTAGAGGCGGCCCTCGACGAAGGCCTTGGCCGCCGCCTGGGGCCGCGTCGGGATCATCGATTGGCCGTTCCACATGAAACTTTGCACGGGTGCTATCCAGGGTTTGCGGGTGACAGCCGGTCGTGCCGGGTGACGCGGCTCATGGGGTCACCATGAGCCGCGCGCCGTGACGGCAGCGCCGAGCGTTGCCCAACCAAGCAACGCCAAGCCGAGCCGAGACATGCCCTGCCAGCCCCGCCAGGACCGGCCAAGCCGAGCCACGCCGCTCTCTGCGTTGCCTCGCTCATCCAGCCAAGCCGTGACCGGCCCTGACAGGCCGCGCCTGGACGGGACGTGCAGCGCCTCGCCAAGCCCCGCCAGCCGCGCCAGGGACCGCCACGCCTCGCCGGGCCTAGCCGTGCGCCGCCAGGACCCGCCATGCCAGCGCAGCAAGGCCTCGACAGGCCGCGCTTCGCCACGCCTTGCCTCGCCTCGACAGGCCAAGCCTCGCCTGTCCCGGCCTCGCCTAGCCACGCCAGCCTCGCCGAGCCAGGCCGGGCCAGGCCTCGCCTGTCCGGGCATCGCCCGGCGTTGCGTTGCCATGCCCGTCCGCGCCGCGCCAGCCGCGCCTTTCCATGCCAACACCGGCCTTGCAACGCCGTGCCGAGCCAGCCTCGCCCTGCCATGCCGCGTCATGCGTTGCCGGGCCTGGACAGGCCGAGCCCCGCCGAGCCATTCCAGCCCTGCGATGCCCGGCCAAGCCCCGCCAGACCTCGCCCAGCCGTGCGTTGCCACGCCCCGCTCTTGCCAACCCATCCATCATGGATGGGCTTCCCCGCCACGGGGCTTGCTGGCCCTGCGGCGAAGTTCGCGTCGAGCTGGTTCGACCATCTCGACGATCTCTCGCAGCTCGCGATACCTCTGCGTCCAGGCGTCGAGGTCGCGCTGCGCTCCTTCCAGCAGACGCTGCCGCAGATCGGCGCTCGCAAGCACCTCCTTAAACGCTCGATAGCCGACGCCGTCGTCGGCCCGGATGCTCAGGAACGCCGGTCGCGGCCGATCATCGACGTCCTCGTCGATGACGCGGATGCTGCGGATCAACACCCGCGCCTGATCCAGCCAGTGCGCTTCCGCAGCCTTCCTCACGTCCCATTCGAAGTGCGGGTGCAGGACGCTCTTCGGATCGCGGGCGTCGCCGACGACATCTTGCGGATGGAGTTGGCCGCCGTTCCTCACCCTGATCGCATCGAGCGCCTCACCGATTTTTTGAGGATCGGCGCGCGGCGCCCGTTCAGGTCCGGTCCAGTCAAAAGCATATCGGGTCATTCCGCAGCCTCCAGCAGCAACATAGTCTCAGGAACCGGCATCGGCCCTTCGCCCTTGGAGAAGCGCGTCCAGGCTCCCGCCTCCTCTGCGGTGGAGAGGTGGAAGGCGCCGAACACGCCCCTCTTCTCGTTGCGCCAGTCGCATAGGCCGCAGGCGCGCCCCGCCTCGTCGAACAGGAAGGCGAGGCTTTCTGGAGGCACTTGCGTTGGATTGAACCGGCCGGTGACCCGCGCCGCCCAGGGCCAGAACTGGGCGCGGTAGGCGAGCGTCGACGTCTTGTTCAGACCAGCGCCGACGCGCACCATGTCCTCGCGCATCTCTGGCTTCGCCCCATAGATGCGGGTCAGCGGCATGTCGCAGACCGCGCCCGCCAGCGCGGGCCTCACCTTGTACATCGCGCAATCGAGCCAGACGTTGGCCAGGATGCTCGTCTTGCTGATGCCCTTGTCGATATGCGCCGCGCCCATCAACGCGAGCTTGGTCGCCGTCGTCGGGAACGCATAGACGCCCTTTTTGATCTCGTAGAGGCTGTTCTGGAAGTCCTCTTCGGGATCGCGCGCTTGGCGACCGGCGGCTTTGACCGCCTTGACCTGTTTGCGCAACATGTCGAGGCGCGCTTTTTCGCTCCACGAATGGGTGATCAAAGGCGTTTCGCCGATGATCCATTCGTCGAACCGCATGAAGGTGGACTTGCCCTGAAGCAGCGCCCGCAGGCTGACGACGTTGTCGGCCCGCTCGTCGTCCGATAGAATGTGTTTTGCTTTAGCCATTGTTACCTCCTGATGAGAGCCGGGGGCCTTGCACGCCCCCGGCTCGTTTTGAGCCAGCCCAGCCTGTCCTGGCAGAGCGTAGCCGTGCTTCGCCTAGCCAAGCCCCACCGAGCCTTGCTCCGCCTCCCTCACGCCGCATAGCGGCGCGAGAGCTGTTCGACCTTTCGGTCAACCTCCTTGATGAACTGCGCGATCTCGCGCTCCAGTTCGCCGATGAATTTTGCGTCGCGTTGGACGCGCTTGACCCACATCTGCATCTTGGGCGGGAAGTCGCTGCTGTAGCTTGTGTAGTCGCACCAGTGGCGGCCGGTGCAGGCCATCTGCCACTGCATTTGCGTGAAATGATCGCCGCTAATCGCTTCGCCGATCAGCGTGTCGAGATGCTGCGGGGGCATCGGACATTTGATCTCGATCAGGCCCAGCGCGCCCACATAGCCGTCGGGCGACGCGTGCGAGCCCGCGAGCAGCGGATGCGGGACGAGGCCGACTTGCTCAACCTCGACGCCCTTGACCAGCTCGTAGAGCAGGCGCGCGTCAGGCTCGCGCGCCGTCCCCTGGAGCATGGCGAAGGTCTTGGGAATTTGGAATGGGACGTTGGTCAGGCGCTCCAACACCTTTTCCGCCAGCAGGCTCTCGCGATCCGCGCTGAAGCCGCCCGACTTGAGGCGGCGCACGACGCGCGGCGCGTCCGACGCGCCTACCGATCCGCAGCGCGCCTGCCGCCACTCATCAGTTCCCTGCTGGAGCATTCCGGCGCGCCTTCTGTTGCTCTATCTTCGCAAGTTCGAGGACCTCCTTCGCCCGCTTCCACTGGTCCTCGTTCATGTCGAGGACGCTCTCGACGCCGATCAGTCTGAGCAGCGTCATCTGGCTGCGGCCAGTGTCCTCGATGAGCTGCATCAGCTCGCTGGCCTGATCGTTGTTGATCCTGGGCGAGCAGCCCGCGCCGCGCCCGTCGTCGTCGACGCCAGCGGCGAGCCCAATGGCGGCGCGCAACGAATATCTCTGCAAGTAGGTCAGCGCGCTCCCCAGCGCCTGCGTCCACGACATGCCGGTCGAGCCGATGTCGACCTTGCCCTCAAGCGTGACCTTGGTGGTGTAGCCCTCGGAGTGACTGAGGACGCAAGCGACCTTGACCTGATCGGCCTGCTGCGCGATCTCGAATCGGTAGCTCAAGCCATGGGTGGAGAAGACCGGATCAACGACCTTCGCCACATCGGCGAAATTTTCGTACTTGTACTTGGTGCGCGCGGCCCCCGGCTTGTTGCTCTGGAAATCGACGTCGCGGGTTTTCAAGACCGGCTGAAGCTCGCCCTTCGCCAAGCTGATGGCGGCGTTGAAGGCTCGCTCGGCGGCGCGGTCCTCCTCCTCGCGCCGGGCCTTCAAGAGCCGGTCGAACACCTCAAGATTGAGCTGCGGATTGGTGGCGAGGCGCTCGATCATGGCGAGCAGCCCGCCCCCGGAAACCAACGCCTGGGGGGCAGAAGGCGGCTCCGGGGGCGATGCAGCGACCGTCTGGTAAGGGACCTCGGCCGCTGACGGATTATCGCTCATATCTGGCCTCCCGCAAAGACTGAAGGTTGTCCCCGCGCCATCGCGCTGTCAATCAATAAATCGTGCGAATACTTGCAGCCTGTGGAAAGTTGGCCCCGGTGTTACTTCGCAGCCAGGAAATGTGTAAGACGTTTTACCACCGCGCAAGAGGTGAACGCCCGTGAGTAAAACGTCTAACAGGATTGTTAGTTTGGATGGAGTAAGTTGGCCCCGGTCTAACCTTTCGGGTATGCCTGTGGATGGCGCGAATATTTCTTGACGGAAAAAGAAACCTCGGTCCATCTTGTCGGGATGACCCAGCCGCATAAGCGCCCAGAGCCCAGGGGGCCCCTCGTCGAGCTGATGCAGCTGCGGCAGCAACGCTACCCGGGCATGTTCCAGAAGGACTTCGCCAAGCTGCTCGGCATCACCCGGCTGCACATGACCGCGATTGAGACGGGCCGCCGCACGCCGTCGATAGAGCTGGCGCTGCGCTGGATCGAGGTCCTAGCGCCAGAGGCGCGGCTGGAGATGTTCGGCCCGTTGCCGGTGGTCGAGGAGCGCATCCGCGCCATCAAGCGCCTCAGAGAAATTTCGCCGGAAACATTCGAAGCAGCTTGAGGCGTTCGCGATGGCGCGTCGTCGTCCTATTTTTGCGCCGCGCGAAAGCCTCATCCAGGCCGCCGTCATCGAGCATTGGACGGCGTTCGGCGTCCCCGGCTCCCTGGTCGCCGCCGTCCCCAACCAGAACGCCCACGGCCAGCCTGGGCTGACGCCGGGCCTGTTCGATCTCGTCGTCATGTCGCCCACGCTCGGCGACAAGACCGGCTGGCTTGAACTCAAGGCCGACGACGGCGAGCTGTCGGCCCCCCAGCGCGATGTCAGGCGCGTGATGATCGCGCTCGGCGTCCCCTACGCGGTGGCTTACGGCCGCGATCAGCCGATCCGCGTGCTTGAGCTTTGGGGCGCCGTCAGGCCTGAGGCGAGGGCGGCATGAGCGAGCAATTGAGCTTTGACCTGGAGGCGGGGCGCGCAGGCCGCGACGAGGGGATCGCGCGCATCATTGCGAGCAACCCAAGCTGGACCCAGCAAGGGTTGGCCTTCATCGCGGGCCAGATCGCGCCGGGATGGCAAGGTATTGGCGAGGACATCCGCTTCCTTGCGCAGCCGATCATTGGGCCGCCCACCAAGCCCAAATACGCCTGGGGCGCGCTCTGTCGCGCCGCTGCGACGCGAGGCTATCTCGTCAAGACGGGCCGCCACTTGCCGATGCAGGACATCAGCAGCCACGGGCGCGAGAGCCCTGAGTGGCGCAGGACAACCTACTACGGTGGCGGCACGCTGGCATGAACGGCGACCACCCAACCCTTGAGCAGCAGATCGAGGCCGTCGAGTGGGCCGAGGTCCATTGCTCAGTCATCGCCAAGACGGCGAAGAGGAAGGGCTATCGCGGCGCATACGGACCAGAAATTCCGCGCGAGTTCCGGCGTCGCCTCGAGGCGGCGGCCGAGACGCTTAGGACGCTGGAGTTCGGCCGGGAGATGGGGCTGTGAGCATCTCCACCCTCATCCGGCGAATGTCAGACGCGGGGGCTCCATCCGAGGCTATCGCCATTGCGGTTGAGGCGATTGAGGCGGCCCAGGCCGTCGATGCGGAGCGGCGCCGGAAAAGGGCTGACCAGAAGGCCAAAGAGAGAGGCAGTCGCGCGACTGTCGCGCGACACAATGGCGACGGTCGCGCGACAATTTGCGACCCCCTAAAAGAGACCCCCCACACCCCCCAAGAAACTACACACCAAGAACCCCCTGTCGATGCTGACGCATCGACATCCCCCAAGGGGGCGCGAGGCGTTCGCCTCCCCCATGATTGGCTCCCCTCGGATGCCCTTCGCGCCTTCGCCAGCGGGTTGGGCTTCGCCGAGCAGTCGCTCGCCGAGGCGGTGGCGGAGTTCACCGACTACTGGCGCGGCGTCCCCGGCCAGCGCGGGCGCAAGCTCGACTGGGACGCAACCTTCAGAAACCGACTGCGAGAAACCGCAGGCCGCAAGAAAGGGACCGGCAATGGCAAAGGAAACTTGGTTGACGCTGGACGGGCGCTCGTCCGCCGTCTCGACGAGCAGTTCGCCTACCTTGACGGACCCCAGGATCGCCGCGCGGATGGCGACCCAACTGTTCGGATGCTACCGCGCCTCGGAGGCCAACGATCCTGAGACGTTCATCACCGCTGCTGCGGCGTTGTTGGCGCGCTACCCGGAGGAGGTGGCGCGCAAGGTCTGCGATCCATCGCGTGGCTTGCCATCGACCAACAAGTTCCTGCCCGCGATCTCCGAACTGCGCGACGCTTGCGAGCGGGAGATGGTCTGGCACGACGCGGTGGTGAAGCGCGAGCGGCAGCGCGAGCATACCCGCGAGGTCCTCGGCGGCCACAAGGCCCCGCTGGGCTCGCCGGAACATCGCCGCGTCCTCAAGAGCTTCAAGGACCTCGCAGCGATGTGGCCTGAGGCGAAGGCGCAAGCGGTCGCCGCGAGCGGCGGCGCCTATGGCAAATCCGCGCCGGTCAGTACGCCCGCGATGGCCAGCTACCTCGACCGGATGCGGTCGCAGGAAGGTTCAGTTGCGGGTGATGGAGGCGAGCTATGAGCCTGGGCGATCTGACGCTGACGGAAGTCACGCCAAACCAGGAGGCGACGTTCCCCGGCATGGCTCATTTCGCCGGGACCGGCCCGGTGGGGAAATACTGCGGCGATTGCGCCAATTGGGACCGGGAGGGCCGCATCAAGGGCCAGGCGCCTCGCTTTCAAGCGCCTGACGGGCAAGACCGGACAGGTCGTCCCGCAGCTGGCGTCGGCGTGCAAATATTTCGAGCTGTTCAAGCAGATCGAGAGCGCCGCGACTTCTCCCGCTGCTCAGGGGTCATATTCCCCCGCCTGATCCCCTGCTTGGTGGCTTGCAACGTCCCCTTTTTCAAATTGCCTGCGCGCTGCATCGCGCTGACCGCGACCGCATAGGGATTATCCACGTTGCCTTTGGCTTTGAGTTGCTTGACGAGACGGTCGAGGATTTTTGGCATTTGCGCCTCACGCAAGGGCCGCTAAAGGTAGGTTGCCCCCGGCGCGGCATGGCCAAGCAAGGAGCGGCGGGGCAAGGCCTAGCAACGCAAGGCGGTTGCTGGCCCGGCAAGGCTTGGGAGCGCCCCGCTCGCAGTTCGGGCGGGGCGCGTTCATCAGGTGTAATACCTCGGCTGGAGGATGCGAGCCCTGGCCGTCCTGGGATCGGCGGCGGCCCGGGCGGCTGCGATGTCTGGCGGCATGATCGGCGGCGTCGGCGTATTGGCCAGCGGAACCCGCTGGGCGAGGTCTGGCCGGGCGGCCATCGGCCCAGGAGCCACGACGTTGGCCGCTGGAGCCGCTTGAGGCTGCTGGCGGCCAAATAGGCCCGCAAGGTTGAGGGCGGTCCCCTGGAGGCCGCTATTGCGTCCCTGGAGCCCGCTAGCCTCGGCTGGGGCGTTCGGGCGGTCGATGCCGATGAAGCGCGGATTGGCCGCCATCGGCCCGGGGACCGGAGCGGCCGCCCCGGCAGCAGCGGGCGCATTGGGGCCGAGGGAGCTGCCGGTCGGGGCCGGATTGCCGCCGCTGGGGAAGTACGACAGCGAAGCTGGGCTTTCGGACCCGGGCTGGAGCGGCAGGCCGGTGGCCGACACGCCTGCTGGACGCGCTGGCATCGGCGGCGCAGGCGGAGCGGGCGGCGCGGCGGTGGGCAAATTGCCTACTGGGCCTGCGGGCCCGGTCATTGGCCCTGGCAAGGGCGGCTTCGGCGCTTCGGCGGCCGCTGCGGGCGAAACGAAAAACCGCTGGAGATAGGCGAGCCACGCCATCGGATCGACGCCCGGCGGCGGCTGCGGCCCGCCGCCTGCCTCGACGCCTTGCGGCGTGGCGCTCGGCGTCCCAGTCGGCCCTCCCGGCTGTCTCGCCCAATAGGGCAGATCGGCGCTCGGATCGTCAAACAGGGGCGTCACCGCCATGCGCTTGGTTCCTCAAGTCGAGATGAAGTTGCTCGGCGGCGCTGCGGTCGAGCCGGTGGCGTTGGTGGCGGTGACGACGCAGGAAATCTGGTGGCCGCCGATGTCGGCCGCGATCAGCGTGTAGCTGGCGCTCGTCCCCAGGTTGGTCGCTCCGTCGCGTTTCCACTGGTAGGTGTAGCCCGTCGGGCTTCCGGTCCAATTGCCGGTGGTGACGCTGACCACCGTGCCGACGATGGGAGGCGAGGCGTTGGCCGAGGCGTAGGGCGTGTTGATCACTGCGGGGGCATGCGCGACGCCGACCGCGTCGTCGATGGCCGAGATGATCTGGCTGTTGTTGAGATTGCCGCCCTTGCCTGCGTTGATCAGCAGGATCACGTCGTTGCCGAGACGGCTTTTCCACCCGGCGGCCGGGGCGATCAGGCCATTTGGCGCGCCTACGGTCAAGACGGCGGAGCGGGCCTCGATGGTCTGGTCATGCGCGGTGTTGTCGGAGGCGAGGGCGGCGACAATGGCGGCGATCTCGGCGGCGGCGTTGGTGTTGAACCTGTGGATGCCGGTGATGTTCGATCCGCCGAAGGCCGAGGTTGGGCCGGTGCTGCTGTAGAGCAGCGTCATCTCGTTGGCGAGATCCGTTTCGCGGTAGCTCATGGCGCGGGCCGCTTGGTGGGCGGGGCGACGCCCTGGACCTGTTTGGGCTCCCGCTCTTCCGGCGGGCGCTGGTCGACGATCTCATTGAAGACCGGCGGCATGTTCTCTGGATATTGCCCGATTGGCGGCTGCGGCTTCGGCTCCTGCCAATTCGGCGGGACGGCGTGCGCTTCGAACTTCGCCTCCTGCGGGTCTTTGCTGCTGGGCGGCTTCGGCGGCGGAGCAGGCTTGGCGGGCGGCTGCGGCGGGTGGGCGTTCGGCATCGGGTCAGCTCCTTGCGAAGGTTGGGGCTGACTGGCGATCTTACTCCGTTTTGGCGGGATCGCCAGCCTCCGCATCGGGCCGGAAGTCTGGCCCTGCTGGTTTGGGGTTGAGCATCAGGTCGAGCTTCCAATCGGCTTCGTCGAGGACTGTGGCCAGCGCCTCCCAGCGTTTGCCCTTTTTCATGCTGGCCGCCTTGCGCAGCGTCGACAGCAGCGCCTCAGGCTCGTTGAGTTCGATCAGCGTCTCGACCGTCGCTTGCAGCTCATCCATTACGCGCCTCCTGTGGTTGGAAGGGTCAATATGGGCGTGGGCTTGAAGATTTCAGCCACCCAGCGCCTGTGGCCCGCTTCGGCCTCGTCCCAGGTCGAGTAACGCTCGCAGCCCTGCTCCTCATCGCCAACGAAGGCCATGGTTTCGAACAAGAGCGGCGGCCCATCGCCGAAGCTATAATCGAGCCCCAGGAACACGGTCGAGACGCGCACGTCGCCCTGGATGCTCAAGGCGACATGCCGGTCAGCTGTCCCGAACCACTTCCCCCAGCGCAATAGGTCTGGCTCTTCGACCGGCTCATGGCCCTTGAGGATGTAGTGGTCGCTCATTTGCGCGTCGCCTCATGCAACAGGTCTGCGGTTTCGTGCAGCTTTTCGCGTATCTCCCGCAGCGCGTGGTTGCAGACGACGACGCCAAACCTGAGGCCAAGCATGAAGCCGACGCAGAACACGGTCACCAGGATGAACACGAACGTCCATGGGTGCATCCAGCTCATCGAGGCCCGCCTTTGGGGAACACCATGATGCGGTTGACGCCCGCCTTGAGGTCCATGCCTCTGCTCGCCCGCTTCTGCTTCGGCTTGGCGCGCTCCACGCGCTCGGCGATCTTCGACAGGCGCGGCGGCGCGGCGTGGGCTGGGCGCAGAGCGACTTCTTCCACAGATAAGTTTTCCAGCGGCAGGAATTTCGAGATCAGGCCGAACAGCGTCTCGGCGTCGATGGTGAAGCCGATCTTGAACTTGACGGCCATCGTCAGCCCCTCCGATATTTGGCCATCTTAGGTGAAGCCGGGCCTGTCCATTGGTCGCCTCTCTCGTTGTTAAACGTTTAACAATGCCGATATGCCGAGTATGCCGCAGGCTACCCACAAAGTTGGCCCGGGCGCAACCTTCAACTGTTTGCACGATCTGGTATGGTTGGGGAATGTCCGGGCGCACAATTTTGCGGGGGGAGGAGGCGATGAGCGAAGCTCGCCGCTCATCGCCGTTGGGCCAGCAGCGCCTGGACTGGCAGAGCGGCGCCATGCCAAGCAATGCCCTGCCCAGCCCGGCTAGGCGAAGCCTGTCCGGGCCTTGCCAGCCGCGCTTTGAACGCGGCGGCTCAGCCTGCCACGATGTTGCGTCGGGGGCAACCTGAGATGGGCAAGCGACGCGCAGACGCCTCGTCGAGACGGTTTTTCGACGAGTTTCCGAAGATCAGGGTCAGCCGTTTCCGCGCCGACGGCACCATCGATCCGGCCAAGAATGTCGCGGTGATCCCATGCGCCGATGGATCGAGAAAGCTCCTCGGCGTTACGCATGTTCATTTCCCGAACGGCGGCGGCTGGAGCCTTTTTCGTTGTTTGAAGTGCGGCCGCCGCGCAGCAACGCTGTATCTGGTCAGCGATCAACCGTTATGCGTCAAATGCTGCGGCGCAATGGGCATTGAGTACCGCTCGCGCATGGGCTTCGGCCGAGCGGCGCGCAGGCAAGCCAGCGACCGAAGGCTGGATGAACTCATCGCCAAGCTCGAAACGACCAAGCCACTGAGGCTCAACGGAGCGCCGCCAAGCTGGGAAGGCAAGGCGCAGCTGGTCACGCAAAGCCAACGCCTGACGGACGCCATGCGCCGCCGCCTGATTGCGCTCAGGCTCAGTCAGTTAACAAAAGACTACGCCATGAAAGGCGATGCCCTAAAGACCTGCGTGCCGTTCGCAGCCACCAAGCAACTCATCGATCTCAAGCCGATCTACCGCGCCCGTACCCACGAAGCCCTGCAACTAGCCCTCGATCAGGCTCTAATAACAATACTCAAAGCCTTGGAAAGCGACGACCCGCAAGCGCGAATGGCCGCCGTCAGACTGATGATGCGCACCAAACAAGCCAGAGATCGGGGACTGGCAGCATAACAGGCCATCGCACCACGGCCCGGCGCCCGGCTGTTTTGCAACGATCATTTCAAAAATTTCGCAGCAATATCAATGCTTTGCAAGTGCCACATATAGTTGACGCACGATACAGCGCCCATGCCATCATTCGGCAAACCCAAACAAATCGCAAAAGCTGGCTGGCGGAGTTTGTCAAGGCCTGCTATGTCGTCCTGATCAGCGAGTGTGATGTTACGCCCGGTGCAACCTACCACAACCGGCGTGAACATAGCGCGGACATCGATCTCTTCGGCCAGTCCGAAGCGGCTGCTGATATCCCGCACGTGCGGGAATACAACCTAACGATATCAATAGCTTACACACCAAACCTTATTCCAATATGGAATAAGGCGATCATTTCAGCGCGTGAACAGCTGCTTACAACGCGAAACGTTGAGCAAAACTGTGATGGGTCCTCCCTTGCAACGTTTCCGTATATCCGAAAATACCCCCCCCTAACCATGCCCTTGGGGGGAGGCCCCCGAAGGGGGGTACCCATTCCACCACCCGCCTCGATCCCAGACTACAGACCCGCCAAGTACAGTATGTTAGTCTAACTCTTGCCTATGTTAGTCTTACGCGGTTAGACTAACGCCCCTCTGTTAGACTAACGTGTTAGTCTTACGCAAATGGAGGTTGGGATGGCATTGAAGTGTGTGTTGTGTGGGATGGCGCATTTGCCGAACGAGGTCTGCGGCCGGGATACGGAGGGCGGGGTTGCGCGGGCGTTTGGCGCGGCTCAGGCCCCATCCTCTCCTCAGCCTGTCGAGACGGCCCGGCTGGAGCGCGCGCGGGCGGTCTTGAGCGAGGCCTCGGCCAAGGCGGGGCTCGCGCCGACGCTGGCGGCTCCCATCCCCCCGCAGGCGGCGTTGCCCGCCAAGTTCGACCGGGTGGCCTACCAGCGAGCCTACATGCGGACCTACCGGGCGCGCAAGAAGCAGAGGCCTACTTAGGGTGGTTCTTAGCCTTGAGGCCCGCCCTGATCAGCTGGCGGATTGCTGCGGCGCGGGATGGGATGCGGTTCGTCCAGCGGTAGTCGTCGATCTGCTTGAGGAGGGTCTTTGGGATCGGGACGATGATGCGCGGCGCGGGCTCCTTGGCCATTCACCCATACTGCGCCCGGGCCAACTCCCGGACAAGATGCGGGACATGCGGGAGATGTCGGCGGCATACCCGGGGCGCCAAATTGGCAAGCATCTGATCCATCGGTTGAAGCAGATGTTCAGCTTGTTAGACGTTTAACGCCCCGCTTCCCCAGCTTTGATCGCCCTGGCGTCGCACCTGGTAAAAATACGGGTTGACTTGAGCCCGCGATGGACCTTTGGTTACACGACTGCGGGGCCTCTTTTGTTAAACGTTTAACGCACTAACCTTACACTGTGAACCTTGCGTGACCATTACTACTGGCGCGGGAACAGCCGGGTGGGTTGGTTGAGTAAGTTGTGGAGGCGACGCCTTGAACATGATGGTTCGCCGTGTGGATGAGGATGAGCGCCAGGCCCATGAGGCGGCCCGGCAGGCCGCCGAGGAGGCCAAGCAGCCCTTCGACGAGAAAGAGTGGCGCCGGGCCTACATGCGCGGCTACATGAAGCGATACCGCGAACGGAAGCGGGCGGAGAGGGAGCGGAACGGATGACCGACGACACTGTCCTCTTGCGGCGGGAGATCGCCAACCTCACGCAGAAGGTGATCGATCTGAAGGCCCAGGCCGACGCCGCCAACCAATTTGCGACGGGCTTCATCGCCGGGAGGGACGCGGCCATCGCCGAGGCCGTCGAAAGGGAGCGGGCGGCGTGCGAGGAGATCGCGCGAACTCACGGCAAACGAAAGCCAGTGTCAAAACGTAGCTATGATGAAGATACGGCAAACAGCATCCGCGATGAAGAGCGTGGAGAACGTATCGCGGCGCAAATCATCGCCGACGCCATCGCGGCGCGAAAGGAGAAACGATGATTAAGGGCGTGGCGACGACGGAGGACGGCAGGCAGCTCCTGATGATCGGCCTGTCGTTCAGGAACCTGGACATCTTCAGGGCCGAACCGGGCGACACCTTCATCCGCATCGACGGCCGCGAGATGGAGCTGCCGTTCGACGTCGTGATCTTTTCCGGCGAGACGGAGGCGCATATGGCCGAGCTGGTGAAGACCGGCCCCGGCACCAAGATCGTGATCGATCCGAGGCTGAAGTCGTGAGCGAGCGCCTGGGCGACGGCCCCATCGAGCCTGCCTACGTCGAGACGATGAACGCCCTTGCGCGCGGCATCGACAAACTCCTCAACGGCAAGGCCAAGGGCCAGGACCGGCAAGTCGGCTTCGTCCTCCTGGTCTTCCCCTTCGGCGAGAAGGAGGGCCGCTGCAACTACATCTCCAACGGCGCTGATCGCCAGGATATCGTCACGCTGTTCAAGGAGCAGATCAAACGCTTCGAAGGCCAGCCGAAGGGAACCGCATGACGAAGCGCAGCTCCAGCTTCAACCTCGCCGCCGCCGTCGAGTACCTCAGGCACGGCTACCAGTCGATGAGCCTCACGCCAGCGGAGGCCCACGTCGAGGCCATGCGCGTCATCGACGAGGCGGGCGAGGACAGGAGCAAGCAAATCCTGGCCGTCACGGCGCTGATCGTCGAGGCGCTCGGCGTCGAGCGGGTCCTCGACCAGATCGACGCGCCGAGGAGGGGCGCATGACGGTCGCGGCGCTCAAGGTGGTGATGGCCCAGGCCGACGCGATCAAGCGCGGCGCGCTCACCCTGTGGACGATCTACGACAAACCCGCCGACTACCCCGACGGCTTCATCGCCCGCCGGTTCGAAGTCGGCGGCGGCCAGCCGGTGGCGACCTCCGACACGCTGACCGGCGAGCTTGAGGCTTTGCGCCAGACGTTCTGGAAGGCCGGGCTGATGAAGCTCTCCCGCCAGGAGGATGACGAACCTCAGATCGTGGAGACATGGGTATGAGCGAGGCTGTGTTCGTCGTCGGCGGCCCCGGCGAGATGGAGATCAACGCCAACCGGATCGCCGAGATCATCCGCATCGCCTGCCCGGCCTCGCCGGAGGAGGCGGCCGCCGCCGCCAACCTGATCGTCGACTACCTGATAGAGGCTATGCAGGCGAAGAGGCAGCAATGACCTACGACCACTGGAAAACGAGAAGCGACCGCGACGACTGGGCGGCGCAGAACCAGCCCCTCGCCTACGACGACGATCATTGGCGCGAGCTGATGCGGACCATGGTCGAGCGCATCGGCATCCAGCGTTTCTGCGACCTCGTCAACGAGGTCCTGCTTGAGAAACCGAAGCCAGATGCCTGACCGGCACGAAATCATCAACAACACCATCGCCGAGATGCGCCGCCTCAACGCCCGCATCGCGCGCCTTGAGGCGGCGCTGGCCAGGATCGCGGAAAATGACCCGGATAGTTGGGAGGCGGCCATAGCTCGCGCCGCCCTGGCGGAGCCGCCAGATGCGTGAATGCGGCGATTGCCAGCTCTGCTGTAAGCTCCTGCCGGTCAAGGCGGTGCAAAAGAGTGCGGGCGAGCGATGCAGGCATCAGCGCACCGGCAAGGGCTGCATGATCTACCATCAGCTCGCCCGCGTCTCACCCGAATGCCGCCTCTGGAACTGCCGCTGGCTGGTCGAGAACGACACCTCCGATCTCAAGCGGCCGGATCGCAGCCACTACGTCATCGACCTGATGCCCGACTTCGTCACCATGCGCAACAACGACACGGGCGAGGCGCAGCATATCCAGGTGGTGCAGATTTGGGTGGACCCCAGCTACCCCGACGCCCACCGGGACCCCGCCTTGCGGGCCTATCTTGAACGCCGGGCTGAGGAGAATATCATCGCCCTCATCCGTTGGGACAACCAACGCGCCATGGCGCTCTTCCCGCCCGCGCTGTCGGAGAACCGGCAGTGGAACGAGGTGACCACCGACTTTCGCATGAAGGAACATAGTTTCGCCGATGTCGCCAAGGCCCTGGCGAGCTGAAGGAGGGAGCAAAATGTCGTTTTCGTTTATCGGAGCGTTGATGGCCCTGGTCCCCGCCGCCAAGCGGGCGCTGATCGGCGAGGACAAATGGGAGGAGAGGCTCTCCCGCGACCGATTGCTCAAGCACGTCGCCCTGCTCAACCGTTCGCGCGCCGAACTGATCGAGCATATCGAGATCATGCAGAAGAGCCTCGACGACGAGCGCCGCGTCACCCACCTGTGGCGCGAAGAGACGCGCCGCCTCGAGGCCGAGGTGCGGCGCCTCAACCAGAGCGCGCACCGCTGCCAGCATCAGGCCCAGCTCAACCAAGCCATGGCGCAGCAGAACCGGGCCATAGAGCAGCAGAACCAGATGATGGCGCAGTTTCAGGGCCTCGCCCAGACGCAGAACGTGGGCCTCCTCGGCGCGCTCGGCCTCCAGCAGGCCGCCCAGGCGCAGGCGCAGGCCAACCCCTGCCTCCGCTCCATCGAGGACTGCGGCATGCATCACGCCGAGATCGTCAACCGGCTCAACGCTCAGAGGTGACCCATGGTCAGGACCGTTTTGCCGCCCAAGAAGACCGCCAAGCAGCCCTCGCTGCCGCGCGGCTTCACTCCCCAGCCGGGACACAGCCCCGACAGCCGCCCGCCCAACCTCCAAGGCCGGGTCTTTAACGAGTTCCGCCCAGACGTGGCGCGCGGCTCGACCATGCCGCCGCCAACCGGCGACACCGAAGAGCCGAGGGGAGGCAAGCGCAGCGGCAAAGGCCTGTCGAAGGGCCAAAAGCGTCGATGAGCTTCGACGCAGACGCGCTCAGGCCGATGATCATCGCCAAAAACGGCGACGTGCGCGCCATCGCCCGCGAAATCAAGGCCGACAGCGAGGAATTGCGCAATTTCATCATCGGCACGCCGCTCTTGAGGCGCGCGCTCGACGAGGTGATCGCGCGCGGCGTCGACCAGTCGCTCTCCGTCCTGTTCAGGGGCCTCGACGACGACGACCACTTCTCCAACCAGCTCGCCTCGGCCAAGGAATTCTTGAAAACGCGCGCCGGTCAGCGTCGCGGCTTCCATCACGCCAACGACATCGAGCTGAAAATGCCGGGCAGGGGCGGCGCCCTGACGCTGACGTGGCTCCCGCCGGAAGACAACCGCAACGAGCCGCCGCTGATCGAGGGAAAGGTGGAGGAATGAGCATCCCGCGCATGCGCCGCGCCCGCTTCAGTCCCCCGATCAATGTCGACGCGGTCGAGGACGCTGACCACTGCCGATGGTATAAATGCGAGCATTGCGACCATCTGCACGTCGTTCTGCTCGATATAGACAACGACCCGATAGCAACGGCTGTGTTGAGCGAAGACATGCTCAAGCATATGCTGGCGGTGGTCAACGACGAGGTGCAGTGATGCCGGTCAGCCTGCCCGCCATGCCAGCGCGGATCGCGCGCTTGCCGAAGGACGAGCGCGGCTACCCGGTCCCGCGCTTCGTCGAGTGGATGAAGGACGGCGAGGCGACGCTCAGGCCGCCGCCGGGCATGAAGCCCCTGCCGGGCTCCTATCCCGATTTCCGCTACGCCAACGCCGACTTCCGCTCCATGGCGTTCAAACTGGGCCTTTGCTGGGTGTGCGGAGAGCGCCTCGGCGTCCACCGGGTCTATGTCCTGGGGCCGATGTGCGTGATCAACCGGGTGACCTCCGAACCGGCCAGCCACCGCGAATGCGCCGAATTCGCCGCCCGCGCCTGCCCCTTCCTGGTCAAGCCCCGCATGCGCCGCATCCCGCTCGGCGCCGACGATCCCGCCTTCTCCGCAGGCACGCTGATCGACCGCAATCCCGGCTGCCTCGCCCTCTACGAGACGCCGGTCGCCTCGGCGTTCAGAGCGAGCGGCGGCTGGCTGATCCGCGTCGGCAAGCCGGATCGCGTCGATTGGTGGGCCGAAGGGCGTCACGCGACGCTCGCCGAGATCATGGCCTCCATCGACAGCGGCTACCCGCTGCTCATGGACCTGGCGGTCAAGGAGGGCGAGCGCGCGGTCGAGGAGCTGGAGGCCATGCGCGCCGAGGCGATGCAGCTCCTGCCCGCCGCGTGACCCTGTCACAAACCCATGATAAGCCGGGCGCCGGGTAAGGGACGGTTCTCATTTGGAGGCTTCCCATGACGCGCGTCGTTATCATTGGCGAAATCTACAATGCTGACCTTTCCGTCGGCGGCGGCCCTATTTATCCCGGCGCCCCGGTCGATCCTGGCTATGGCCGCCCCGATGTCCCCGGTTGGGGCCTCCCGGCTCACATCTGGGGCCAGCGCCCCCCGCACGTCGGCGGCGGCCCGGTCTATCCCGGCTACCCCAGCGGCCAGCCGGTGCCTCCTGGCGGCCCTGTGGACCCCGGCTACGGGCGTCCAGGCTGGGGGGGCCCCGTCGATCCAGGTTGGGGCCACACCCCCGGCCACCCCGGCCACTGGGTTCCCGGCCAGGGCTATCCCAGCGGCCAGCCGCTCCCTCCCGGCGTCGAGGGGCCCGGGACGGAGGTTCCGCCTGAGGAATATGCTCCGCCTCCGCCGCCTGAAAACATCTACAGCCAGTACCTCGTCTCGGTTTGGGACCCCAAGACGATGACCTGGACGACCACCGCCTACACGCCGCCCCCGGCGCGCTGAGACGGCCAAGGGATGACCGACGCCGCCAACGACAACGCGCCGCTGGTCATCCCCTACCGGCCGCGCAAGCATTTCCGCGCCCTGCACGCCACCGAGAAGCGGTTTGTGTTCGTCTGCGCCCATCGTCGCGCGGGCAAGACGGTGGCGCTGGCCAACCAGCTGATCCGCGCCGCCTACCTCAACCCCAGGCAGTGGCCGCCGCCGCGCTACGGCTACGTCGGGCCCTCATTTGAGCAGGCCAAGGACCTCGTCTGGAGCTACCTCAAGCAATACACCGCCCCAATCGAGGGCGTGACCTACCTTGAAGGCGAACTCGCCATCGTCCTCCCTCACAACGGCGCGATCATCAAGCTCTACGGCGGCATGTCGGCTTATGAGCGCATGCGGGGGATGTATTTCGACGGCATCGTCCTCGACGAATATCCCCTTTTGCAAAAGACTGTGTTCTCCACCGTCGTTCGGCCGTGCCTCGCCGACTATCGCGGTTGGGCCGTCGTCAGCGGGACCTCGAATGGCGACGATCACTTCAACGCCCTGAGGCTCAAGGCGATGGAGGAGGAGGAGCGGTGGGACGTGTTCCTGATCCCGCTGTCGGAAACCGGCGAGGAGGCGCTCTCCTACGCCGAGGCCGCCGAGCTGACGCAGGACATGAGCCCCGACGAATACGCCAGGGAGATGGAGTGTTCGTTCGACGCGCCGGTCGAGGGCGCCTACTTCGCCGAGGCGCTCAACGCCCTCTCCGCCCAAGGCCGCATCTGCCCGGTGCCGGTCGACCTCGCCGTCCCGGTCATCACCTCATGGGACCTCGGCGTCCACGACTATTGCTCGATCTGGTGGTGGCAGAACGTCGGCAAGGAGGTCCACTTCGTCGACTACGTCATGGGGGTGAGCAAGGGCCTCGACCACTGGGCGTCGATCCTGCGCAAGAAGAAAATCGAGCGCGGCTTCCTCTACCAGTGCCACCTCCTGCCGCACGATATCGAGGCCAGGGAAATCTCCTCCGCCAGGAGCCGCCGCCAAACCCTGGAGGACCTGATCCCGCACGACGAGCCGATCATCACCGTGCCGCGCATCCGCTCCAAGGAGGACGGCATCAACGCCAGCCGCGCCATGTTGGGCTCGGCCTATTTCGACGCGGTCAACTGCAAGATCGGGCTGGCCATGCTGCGCGGCTACCACAAGAGCGCGATGGGTCAGCCGGTGCATGGGCCTGGGCCGCACTCACACGGGGCCGACGCCTTCCAGACCGCCGCCGTCGGTTTTCATTTGGTCAGCGGTCTCTCCGCCAGTATGCTCAGGCGCGGCCCGATGCGCCGCAAAATCCGAGGCATCGTCTAGCTGTCCCCCGGCGTGGCACGGCAGAGCTGGGCAAGGCCCGGCACTGCGCAGCGAGGCGAGGCGAGGCGGA